CTATCTTGGTAAACAACACCACAGATATTAACGGCGCTGTAGGCGATATTGCTACACAGTCAATTACATTTACTTGTAACTCACCTATCGTAATTACCACTTCCTGATAAAAGAATAAGGGGCAAACAAATGGCACGACTCAAAATAACAAGGGCAGACGGAAACGTAAGCGAGCACCAAATTACGCCACGTATCGAGTATGCCTTTGAGCTGTACGCTAAAAAGGGTTTTATGAAAGCGTTTAGGGATGATGAAAAGCAGAGCGATCTATATTGGTTAGCCCACGAGTGCATACGCACAAGCGGCGAGGTTGTACCGGTGTTTGGTCCCGAGTTTTTAGACTCATTATCTAAAGTCGAGGTTTTAGACGATCTCCCTTTGGGGTAGTGGGGCGGGGGAGTTTTGGGTATCTAGTGGCGCAGTTAGCCGTAGCTACTCATATCCCGCCCCAATACTTGCTAGACCTAGACGTAGCGATGTTCCAAAACCTAGTACAAGTATTAAACGACCAAGCTAAGGAGGCACAAAATGCCCGTAGAGCTAAAGGGGGCCCTCGCCACCGTTAAGGCTATGCGCAAGTTTGACCCGGACCTCCTTAAAGAAATGAACAAAGAGATACGTGCCGTTATGGTGCCTTTACGTGATAAGGCTCGAGGCTACGCACCTAGTCCTCAACCGGATAACCTTTACGGCTGGGCAGAGGGCAGCGTAGGTAAGAAAATTACAGCTCGTAACTCAGCCTTTAGACAATTTAACACTGAGGGACGAGTTCGCCTTTTCCCGCTCTACGATCATAAAACAGTAGTCAGCGGTATCAAATATAGTCAGTCTCCTACTAAACGGAATAGGAGCGGCTTTAGATCGTTGTACTTTATCTATAACGCCTCAGCTGCCGGCTCTATATATGAGACTGCTGGACGTAAGAACCCGGGCGGTGACTCAGCTAGTAAGTCTAATAACCCGGGTGCAGGTGCTCACTTTATTAACCGTATGGGTCCTTTATACGGAGACAAGCAAAAGGAGCGCGGTCGCCTTATTTTCCGTGCAGCTTACGAGGATCGTGGTAAAGCGCAGGATGCGGTTATTTTGGCTATCTCTACAGCTATAGAAAAGTTTAACAAAATAAGTAAAGACTCCTACAGGCTGGCGGCATAATGGCACTACCAAACTTAGTATTTAGTGTTGCCTCAGAGTATGACGGCAAAGGCTTAGGCAAAGCCCGCAAGGACGTAAACAGCTTTGATAAAACTGTTAAAAGTCTAGGTAGAACTCTAGGCGCTACTCTTTCAGCTGCCGCGGTTGTTAGTTTTGGTAAGGCATCCGTCAAAGCATTTTTAGCAGATGATAAAGCTGCAGCTACCCTTACCCGCACACTTGGTAACTTAAACCTAGCCTTTGAGGATCAGCGCGTTAAGGCTTATATTTCCAACCTAGAGGCAACGTCGGGCGTACTCGATAGTCAGTTACGCCCTGCGATGCAGTCTTTATTGACTACCACCGGTAGCGTTAGTAAGTCTCAAGAGCTTTTAGGCCTTGCAATAGACGTCGCCGCCGGCAGCGGTGAAAATCTCGTAACCGTCTCGCAGGATATTGCGCAGGCTTTTGTAGGTAATACTCGAGGACTTAGAAAATATAACCTTGGTTTAACTCAGGCAGAATTACAAACAGCGACGTTTGCAGATTTACAGGAAAAATTAAACAAACAATTTACAGGGCAAAATGCGGCGGCCTTAGATACCTATGCTGGCAAGTTAAGTCTTATTAAAGTTGCTTACGATAATTTACAAGAGACTGTAGGCAAAGGCCTAGTAGATAGTTTTGCCGTACTTGCAGGAGATACAGGAATAGGATCCGCAACAAAGGCTATAGGCGATTTTGGCCAAGCAATAGCAGACACCGTTTACGGTTTGGCTCTTGTCGTAGCTGAGGTGCGTAAGCTCGATGCCAGTATTACCGGAGGTACTTTAGGTCGTTTAATTGCGTGGAGTATTAAGTACTCACCGGCTGGAATATTAAGAGATTTAGGCGAGGCTCAAAGAATTAAGCCGCAGCCGTTTAAGACACCTATGTCCATTTCAGGACAAAATACTAAAAACAGTTTAAGCGAAATAGAAAAGTTACGAGCTGCAGCAGAGTTAGAGGCCCTTAAGCGTGCTAAGGCACTTGCAGCCGCACAAAAGGTACAACTTGCTAATGCTAAAAAACTAGCTGCCGAGGCACAGAAAAAATTAGCCTTAGAAAAGGCGAGCGCGGTACTTAACCAAGCTAATAAATTATTTGATTTAGATCGTATCCAACTCGCAGCTGCCGCTATGGCTAAACAGACCGAGGAGGACCGAGTACGCATCCGGCTTAAAACTAATATCCTCGAGCTAGAGGATGCGATTAACGAAGGCAACGTACAAGCTGCAGCTAAGTTTGCCAGCCTTATTACGCAGGATGCGGCGTTACTCGGGCAGTTACGCGGTGTAATGATTAGCCTCGGCGACGTACCTAACCCGTTTGAGGCGTGGCTAGCGACCTTGCAGGCAGCTCTAGCTGCTTTATTAGCCTTAACTACTATTAAACCTACTGCTACGGTTATGGGCACACCTAATAACAATTACGTGGGCGGTACTTATCTTGGCCCGGATGTTTATCAGTCCACACTTACAGGTCAAGCATTAGCAAACAAGCTAGCTAAAAACGATGCCTTTGCAACTATGGCTGATGGTGGAATAGTAAGCAGCGCGACTATGGCTCTTATCGGTGAGGCTGGCCCTGAGGCTGTTATCCCTCTTAACCGTATGGGATCTATGGGCGGTACTTACGTAACCGTAAACGTATCGGGCTCAGTTACAACAGAGCGAGATTTAGTAGATGCAATTACACAAGGTATCTACAACAACCAAGCAGCCGGTATCCCTATCAACTACTCAACGGTGTACTAATGGCTGTTTTACCTGCTACCCCGATAGTGAAAATCAACCTGACTCAAGGCGCGAGTTTCGGGACCGTTTTAGTGCTTGGGGTTGGCCAGTTAGGTTTTGCAGAGCTTGGCACTGTTGTACCTAATATTGTGGATGTCTCGGCAGATACTCTTAAAATATCTACACGTCGAGGCCGTAACGTGTTGCAGGATAAATACCTCAGTGCTCAAGCCACGGTGCGAGTCAATGATCCCGACGGCTATTTTAACCCTCAAAATACGAGCTCTCCTTATTACCCGGACGTACAACCTCTACGCAAGATACAGATACAAGCTAGTTACAATGGCACCCTCTACCCTATTTTTAGCGGATATATAACAGAGTATTTATATACCTATCCACAAAACCAAGAGACCGGTTTTGTTGATTTAGTTTGCTATGACGCTTTTAGACTTTTCTATAACTCAAACGTAACAACAGTTACAGGTGCTACGGCTGGGCAAGACACAGGTACCCGTATTGGCAAAATCCTCGATATGGTGGCTTTTCCTAACTCTCAGCGCTCTATACAAACCGGTAATACAACGTGCCAAGCGGACCCGGGCGGGACTCGCACCGTGCTCGATGCTTGCCAAACCGTTGAGTTTACAGAGGGGCCGGGAGCTTTTTATATTGACCGAGCAGGTAACGCAATATTTAAGAACCGTACATATGTCTATAACGCGCAGAGCGCTAGTCCTACAGTATTTAACAACGACGGCACTACAGGTATAAATTACGCAAAGATCCAATTCAGTTTTAACGATAAAGCCATAGTGAACCGGGCCAGTGTTACCCCTATCGGACTAGCTACACAGACTTACGAGGATGCGACCTCTATCGCTCAATACTTTACCCGGGCTATTACTGCCGAGTCTATGTTGATGCAGACAACAGGGGTCGCGCTCAGTTTAGCGACGGCATACGTAAACGCTCGTAAAGATGCCGTTTTAACAATTAGTCAGATAACCCTCGATCTTGTAACTCTTGGCTATACCACCGGCGTAGCTGCGGCCCTAGATCTAGATTATTTCGACACTATGGAGATTACCAATTACGGACAGTCCGGCACCGTCATTACACAAACCCTGCAGTGCCAAGGCATAGCTCACGACATTACGGCTAATAGCTGGGATACGACACTTACTACCGAGGAGGCTTTAATAGATGCTAACTACTAAAATTATTATCCTAAGGAGGGTGTGCTAATGGCAACAGGCTGGCCAATGAAAACGACTTATGCGAATGGAGATGTCTATTCCGCATCGGAT